AAACCAGAATGGTTTGATGCATTAGTAAATAAAGTTATTATTGAAGGCGATGATGTCACTAAAAAATTTGCAACAGCTGACAGACAATCTATTCATCAAAAAACACTTGATGATGGTTCCGTGGTCCGAGTTACAGAAGACATAGATGATGGTGCTGTAAGAGTAGAGTATGAAAGTGAAGCTAATACTTTTGCAGATACAGTTCAATTACAATATAAAAAACCATTACCCGATGAAGGTGATCCAAGACCAACAGCACGATTTGATGTAGCAGAGTCAGGCCCGGTTGGCAGATCATATGGACCAGATGATTTTGAAATAGACGTTGACGAGGTTGGTGGTACAAGTATCAGAGATCTAGACTCAGATGTATCTAAACTAAAAGAATATGCTACAGGTAAAAAATTAACGATGAAAGAAATCGTAGAAGCTAAAAGAAGAAGAGACAAGGCTTTAGCTATATCAGAAGATACTAATGAAGCACAATTAGATGCAGTTATGAGAAGACAAGGTGATGCAGATGATAGTTATTATGGCGATCCAGATGAATTTGCATCAGGTGGTATTGCTAGAATGTTAGGAGAATAATGAACCCGTTTAAATACGCACAGATGATGAAGTATCTGACTCGAGCAAAAAAACAAAAGCCAGATCTTCCCGATGTTTTTCCTGCAAGTCAAGCTCCTATCCCACCGATTAAACCAGAAGTTAAACAGCGAGAAGCAATCAACGAATTTATAAGACGTGAACGACAAAAGAAAGCAGGTGGTGGTATGTTAGTGCAACCAGGTTTTGGTGGAACGAGGCAAGGATACAAAGATGATAATCTTCCAGATTTTATAACTAAGACAGACACAGGATACAGAGTTAGATCAAAAAAAACGAAATTAAATCCAGCGGTCAGTGAAAATTTTGACTATTTAAAAGATGCAAAAGCATTTGTTAGAGAAAAAAATTTAGTAAGAGGTAAAACAGGAGTTCAGTATCCAGAACTTGTTGCAAAAGCACAAGGTGTTGTAGATGATTATAACGACCTTTTAGAAAAAGCTGTTGCTAATAATGATTTAAGAAATGTAAAATTTTTTGAACGTTATGTAAAAGATAGGTTTAAAAAAGCATCAGAGCAAAATCAAATACTTAGGCAGGTCTACAAGAAAAAATTAAACTATAAAGATTTAACTGATGCAAGATTAACGGTTGCAGATAATTTAATTGCAGAAGTCATGAAAAAAGAAAAAATTATTTCTCAAGATGCTATTTATGAACGTTTAGGTGGAAAATCTGGTTTAAAAGGAAAAATTTTAAAAAAAATTTCTAAAGGTTTAAAAAATCAAACTAAAATTAAAGTTGATAATGCAGTTGCAGCAATTGTAGAGGCTGACGAAATTATAGATGATAGTTTTATAAAAACTGTTGCAAATAGAATTGGAAGAACACAGTTTGGTGCAAAAACAGGTGAGGTTCCAGCTTGGAGAAAAGCTCTTAACAAAAATAAATATTATAAGGAGAATAAAGAACTTTTAGATTATGCTTTTAGTGCTGGAGGAAAACGTACAAGAGCACCTGGAATGTCATTAACGGAAATACTTGATGATGCGAAATATAAAAAAGGTGGTGGAGTTACATTTAGTGGCAAACAAACTCAATTTTCTGGATTAAGAAGATATATATTTGATTACGCCAAACAACACTGGCACAGAAATAATTTTGATGGTAATCCAGAAAAATCACTCATTGAATTTTATGATAAAAATGGAGAACCTATAAAATGGAAAGCTGGTTCAAAATTAAAATTAAGTGAAGTTCAATTTAAAATACCATCTGAATCAAATATCATGTGGAGTTATAATGGAGCAAAAGCTGGTGGACCAAAAGGTAGTGTGTCTGTAACAGGACCAATAGCAGATAGATCTGGTATATTTAGAGAAGTTACAGAAACATACAATGTTTTAAAAGATATTTCTGATGCTGAAGTTACCAATCCAATAACTAAACAAAAAACAACTTATAATGATTTGGTAAGTAAAATTTATAAAGATGGATACGGTTATCAAGGTAAAAATGTTTTTGGTTTAGATATAGATCATTTTAAAGGAGTAAAAGATCATCCGTTTAAAAATTTAAGAGCTATGGATAAAAGATTAAACATATCTCTTGGAGCAATTGATAAAAATTTTGATAATAGAAATTTAAAATCAAAATTAAAACGAGAAATGTTAGGAAAATTAGCAACCACAACTGGTTCTAGTTATAATAAAGCTTTAAAAAATTATTTCATAAATCAAGCAACAAATGTATTAGATAGAGGTATTACAAAAACTTTAAGTGCTAGTGATAGATTGGCAGCCAAGTCTCCATATTATGCAGCGGTTAAAAGTGTTTATGAACAAAAAAATTTACCTAAAGTTCAAAAAGAGTTATTAAAAAAATCTTATGGAAGAGCTTTGAAATTAGTAGCGTCGCTAGGTGATGGTTCATGTCCCGTACAGTTTGGTGAAGGCAAAGGCAACAAGGACGGTGGTAGAATAGGTTACGCAACTGGACCTGTTAGTTTTGATAAGTGTATTGAAAGTGGTGCAAAAAATTTTAACGATGGTAACCTTAAAACAGCAGATCAAATAAAAGACGGTGCAAAACTTTTAAGAGGTGGTCGTGCAGTGTTAAGTGCAATTTCTAAATACGGAGTAGTGCCAGAACTCGCTTACGTCGGATTAGAAGCTGCAGGTAGAACTGTGTTAGGTGAGCAACCAACTAATGCTCTTTTAAAATCTATAGACACACTTACGTTTGGTGCAACTGACTTTACTTCAGGAATAGAGGCAGAAAAATTTGGTGAGTACGCTAAAGATAAATTAGCTGTTGATAAATTTCAAGATAGTCAGGCTAAAGTAAGATCCATATTAGATAATATATCAAGACTAGAGCAGTTAAATCTTGAGGGTGGAGAAATAGATGTAACACAAGACATACAAACTTTAAAAGCACAATTAAAATCCGCATCAGATGAACTACGAGCAAACACTGTGAATCCTGACATGGTTCAATTTATAACTCAAAGAGGAGATGAGATCGCCGATGCAGAATTAGCTAAATCTCCTTTTGCACAACAATCTTTGACAGATCAGTTGGAGGGTTTTCCTGGAATAAAAGATTATACAGATACGGAAGCCACTCGTGTATTTCCGTTTCAACAAACTCAACAACAACTAAATGAAAAGGTTCTTCCCACTCCATTTATCCTTAGAGCAAAAACCTCTGATATAATTAATGACATAGTGCCAGCATTAAGAGCGCAAGGAGTTACAGTTGATGGAAGACCAATAGGCACAAAAGATGTATTAAATTATCAAAAACAACTGAGAGAACAACCACTGTCTGAAGTAGTGGCGCAAGGATTTAATCCAGAATCTCTTTATGGTGCTAGCGGAACTTTTTCAACACCATTGCCCGGTGGGGCTTTGGATAAAAAACCAAATGTTATACCTGAGATGGAAAGAGAAATAGTCGGTCAGACAAACGTTGCTAATCCATTTGATATTGACATTTCAGATATAGGAAGTGGTTTAAGAGGTTTCTCTGCAGCGGGCGGTGGTATTGCAAAACAAGCTGGTGTATCATCAGGCCCACCACCAGAATCAGGACCTAACTCACAAGGGTTGCAAGGTCTAATGAAACGTGTTAGAAACTTATAGGAGTATATATGGCAGAAATAGACAAAGGACTCCCGAACACTAGAAATAAAGAAGAAATCCCTTCACAAGAAGAGATTCAAGATGTTGCTGTTCAGGAACCAGTAGAAGAAAAAGGACCAATCGAGGTTATTCCAGAAGAAGACGGTGGTGTAACATTAGACTACGAACCGGGTGCAATTAACGTACCGGGAACAGAATCACACTTTGATAATTTAGCAGAACTTTTACCAGATGATGTATTAGAACCAATTGGTTCTGAAATGGTTCAAAATTATATGGATTACAAAGCATCACGAAAAGAGTGGGAGCAATCTTATATTACAGGATTAGATCTACTTGGTTTTAAACACAGTTTCAAGCTCAAGCATACAAAGAATTATTACCAGCAGATGGACCTGTAAGAACACAGGTTATAGGTGTTAAAAATCCACAAACAGAACAACAGGCGACACGTGTAAAAGATTTTATGAATTATTTAATTATGGATCAGATGAAAGAGTATGAGGCAGAGTTTGATTCAATGTTATTTCATTTACCACTTGCAGGTTCTACATTTAAAAAAGTTTATTACGATGTGCCAATGGGTAGAGCAGTATCTAAGTTTGTTCCTGCTGATGAGTTGGTTGTGCCATACACAGCAACAAGTATTGAAGACGCGGAATCTGTAATACACACTATTAAAATATCAGAAAACGAATTAAGAAAACAACAGGTCAATGGTTTCTACAGAGACGTAGAATTAGGACCACCAGGTCACGTAGAGAAAAATGATCTTGATAAAAAAGAAAAAGAATTAGACGGAACAAAGAAAACAGGTAAACAAGAACCTGTATATACACTGTTAGAGTGTCACGTAAATCTGGACCTACAAGGATTTGAAGAGATGGGTGCAGAGGGTGAACCGACAGGAATAAAATTGCCCTACATTGTAACTGTAGAAGAAGGCAGCCGAGTAGTGCT